ATGAATGGAAAGTCATATGGAGACTATACATATAACGTAACCGCAGTCTTGCAAGGAAAGGAATCGGAAAAATCAAACGATTTCATTGTTCAATATGGTCCACCAGTTGCGCCAACCTTGATTGGTTTTGATTTTTATATGAAACCTCCTGTATATAACTACACACCAATTGTCGTATTGAAGGATTACAGATTAGATTTGTAATTTAGTTTTATGTCTCTATTGATTTTCATAATCATATAAGATTCAAAGAACGTATTTCCTAAGAACATCATTAATGCCGTAAATCCCGACAATAATGACCAAGCAACAACCAACCAAGGTAAGTTTATTATTTTCATCTCATAGGATATAAAGAAAAATCCCCAATTGAGAGCGATCATGGTAATAGAAATGCTTAGTACTAATGAGATATAAAAATAAGCAGAAATTTGTGACATTGAATCCAATTTATGGATCTTCATGATGTTTTGAAGAGATCCTAATATAACGGTTCCATATAAGAAACACATCATTATGAACAAAAGGAGTGGCAGTTTCATCAGAGTTTTGGAGTTCCTGTAAAGATCAAAGCAAATACGATTCCAATAATAATCATCACAATTCCTCCTGCTACAAATTTGACCGCTTTCAGAATCATGGAATCAACGCTTCTTGTAATCTTCATATCTTGAAGTTCAGTTAGAAGATTATAGTAATTGTGACTCAATTCGTTGATTTTATTTACAGAAACTTCAAATCTTATCAATGAATCCGATAAGTTTTTTGTTACAACAGCTTCGTCTGTTATATCATTTCTGATAGCTTTGATTTCTTTTGCAACTGATTCAAATTCAAATTCCAATCGAGTCAACCTAGTTTTGATTTCTTCAACATCTTTGTCGTGATGTTCTTTGAGTTTTTTGGTTTCTTCGTCTGTCATTATAAACCCTTGGAGTATCTTATATTTATTATTAAAAGACAATTCCCCATGTTTCTTCTTCAATGTTGACTTCGTTTATGGTTTCGTCCACAGACTCTTCGTAGTTTGCTAATTCTTCTATCATTAGCATCATAAGAACCATTGACATGACTCGATCATCCGTAGCTCCTCTTTCGGCAGCAAAGGAGGCTCCTTTCTTTACAAAGAATTTTAACTCTGTAAGTAGTTTCTTACTATGAAGTTTCAACCTATAACTTTCTACAAGATCCTTAAGTGTTCCGCATCCCTTCATTTTTTTAGGATGGGTCATTAAGAAGCCGGTTCGAAGTTGTAGCCCTTCGTTATTGGTTTCATTAAGAAGATAGGCTTGATCCAATATCTTGTCATCTGACTTTTCCAAGAGTCTTGCAACTCCTGCTCCAATTCCGTTCGCTTCGAATGTATAGAAAATCTCATCGGCTCCATTGTCAAAAAGGTATTGTATTGTCTTGATAATTTGTTTAACATATTGCCCTTGTGACATAATATTGTTCGTCCATTCTCCAATTTGTTCAAAAGAAGTGATATCCACAATTTGGATGCAATGATTATCTTCACCTATTCCTTCTGCAACATCACAAGAAATTGCCAGTTTTCTGTCTCGTAGAGAATGAACGAATAGTTCCAAATCTTCAAGTTCTTCAACAATCTTCACAGGTTCAATAGTAGGTAATGATTCCATGATTCTGGAGTTTATTAAGGTTCCTCCAGAACTGATAAATTTGTTCTTATATTCTTGATCAAACTTGTCTCTTCCAATGTTTGAAACCATCTGTCTTTCAAACTCAGAAGTTCTTCCGGGGATCTCTTCATATTTGACTTCAATAGGGTAGAAGTCATTAGTCCCCATTTGCGCTCCAAACCAAAGACTAGGAAAGATCCCTTCTGTCCCATTCGGTGTTGAAATAATGTTAAGACGGGTTGTGGCATGTTCACCACCAGCACTAATAGATGGAAGAAGTGATCCGATAAAGTCTTCTGAAATGTATGGTTTTACAAATGCAAGTTCGTCAGAAATAATTCGATTTAGGGTGATTCCTCTGAAAGTTGTTTCTCCTGTTACCTGCGATACAATGGAAGAGTTATTAACAAATCTCATATTTTGTTTGTTATACTCAACAACAGCCGGTTTCATCCAGAATGGAAGATTTTCTAATGCATATCGAATCCTGTCCATATAGTCTTTGACATTTGCTAATTTGTTAGAAGTAATACCAACAGCATAGTCTTCTGTGAAAATAACATCATGAAGGACATCAATGCCAAATGAGGTCGTTTTGCCCGATTGTCTTCCTAACAGATTGATTGTAAAGCGATTTTTTTCAGATCCTTTTATGATTCGTTTCTGATATGGTCTTGGTTTGAATAATTGTTTTCCTGTTTCACTTTGAATGTAAACATAGTTTTCCATCCAGTAGTATTTGTCGGTAGCACATTTCAACCACTCTTTTGCTTGTTCCTTTGTAAGAGGTTTAACCTGACTGGGTTTTTTAACTACATTGTAGTTAATATGATACTGTGACAACTTTTATCTCCTTTTTTATAACTATCAAAATGGTTGATAACGAGAGGGTTTGATGATTCCTTTCTTGATAATCAAATAGTATGTGACGCCTTCTACAGAGTTGACAAAGGTTTCATAATCGGAAGGAAGATACTTCTTTATCATTCTGTTGTATATGTTTCCAAGTTGATTTTCTCCTCTGAATATGATGTAACTAGAGTCGTTATTTTGAATATATTCCTGTAATAAAGAAAACACGGTCGAAAAGATTTTTAAGGGAGAATCTTTTGATTTTGGTTTGAAATCAGAATGATATCTATCTCTTCCTTCATCCCATGACGCATCGCTTTCTAAAAAAGCGATATCCACTCCTTCATGTCCTTCTGGGATTTCGATTACGCCAACATCGAAAAAATATTGTGCTACCATCCCTCTGGTAGTATAATCATCAGGAATTCTTTGTGTTTTGATTAGATATCTAATGCCGTCAGAAGTGAAAAATTCCCACAATTCGTGATCAAGTTTGTAAACCTGATATTTGCTATCAAATGCTTCTTGCAATAAGTTACTGATTTTCATATTGTTTTTCTCATATTTGACTGCGCGTTGTTTGTCTTATATACTATTTACAACTCTAAATAGGTTAAAAAAGGAGTCTATAACATGATTAAGATCATAACATCAAGAAGTTACCAACATCTCATTGATATGTATGATAGTGCTGTTTCAACCAATGTTGAACTTTATCAGAAAGCTGATGAGCAAACTGTTAGATACAAACAATTGTCAGAGGAAAACGAGAATCTTAAAAAGGAACGGGATTCTCTTAAAGAACAGGTCGAACAACTACAGAAGACTTTTGCTTCTTCGAATGAGAATAGTGTCACATTGCAAATCAGTGACGATTTGACAAAAGTTTCACCTATTGTTCGATTTAAACCTTCTACTTTTGATAAGTTTGCAGAATTAGGATATCTCAAGGATGAACAGGAAGGAAACACTTTTGCCGCTCAATTGGCGTTGTTGACTGTTGTTCAAGAAGCATTAACTCAGATTTTGGATAGTTTTACAGATGAGGTGGCCTGATGTCTCATCGAAATTTGATTGTTGATACCAACAACTTAGCATTTATCATTCGTCATGCAAAGGTGAAAACACCAACAAATTTAGCTCATAAAGAGACAATGATAGCAGAGTTCATATTCCAGCATATGTTGGGGTATGTATTGACCTTTGCTAAGATGAATCATTTGGATTCTTTGGTTATTTGTTTGGAAGGACAAGAAGTTTGGAGAAAAGGAATTTTTCCTGATTATAAGGCAAATCGTTCTTATGATGAAGATGTTTATTATTCTGAGATTCTAAGAGCAATTGATTTGTTTCAAACTTATATTCGAAATTATACTTCAGGAATTGTACTAAAGCATGATAGACTTGAAGCAGACGATTTGATTGCTATATGGTGTCAAAAATCTGAAGGAGTCGAGAACATTATTCTTTCTTCTGATAAAGACTTCCTTCAGCTTACGAATGATCATACATTCTGTTATTCTCCACATAGCCAAGAATGGTTGTCATCAGAAGACCCTATGTTTGATCTTTTTGTTAAGTGTATTCGTGGTGATCGTGGTGATAATATTCGTTCTGCGTATCCTAGAGTCAGAACGACTCGTCTTGCAGAGGCATGGGAAGATTCATATAAGATGATGAATCTATTGGAAACGATTCTTCCTAACGATCAAAAAGTCAATGATAGTCTTGAATTCAATATGAGACTGATTGATCTCAATTTACAACCACAAAAGTATCGAGATGAAGTGTATGAAATGATACATGCTTATGTTCCGGGGTCATATAGTCTTCTTCAAACATTGAAATATATGAAAGAGCTTGGATTGAAAGATGTTGAAAAAGAGTTCAAGTTCAAGGACAACGTGTTGAAAACAAAACCAGTTTTCATTACGAATAAATAAAAGTACAACTTTTTATAGGAGACAGACTATGTCAAAGCTTGATGAAACTACAATTCAACAGATCAAGGATTCTGTTAAAGCCAAATTCGAAGAACTGCTTTCTGAGAAGAAAGAAATCTTCAAAGAAGAAGATGATGATAAAGAATCTGATGATGATAAAGAATCTGATGATGATAAAGAATCTGATAAAGAATCTGATGATGATGATGATGATGATGATGATGATGATGATGACAAAAAAGTAGAAGAATCCAGAAAGAAAGCAAAGAAAAAGTAATTGAAATCAAAGGAGAATATAAATGCGAAGATTGATTATTAACGGACAAACAAAGCGTGTCTTTGTTCTTAGTGAAACTGAAAAACGGATTGTGTATATTCCGGTTGCATCACTTCATCGTGTTGATTATGAAAGATTGAAGGCTATTGAAGAGAAAAATCCAGAAAGTATGCTGGAAGAAATGAAGGAAACGACTCTTGACAATGGTAGAAATGCTCTTGTTGTTTATGACAAGTTGATTCAAGTCGCTAACAAAGCAACGGGAATTCAGATGGATAAGAATCCAACACCTGAAATGGCTGCAAGATTCAGAAAAATGGAACATCTGATTGATAAAGGGATGTCTCCCGAGGAAGCAGTTATTGCTGCTGCTCAAAAGCCTTCAGTTGCCGGAGATTTCAATGCTTCATTGAAACCAGATACAATATCAATGAAGGCAATGATGGAACAACAAAAAGAAACAGAACAAAGACCAAAGAGGCGCGGACGCCCACCTAAAAACGCAACAAAATAATAACAATATGCCCCTCATTTTCTGAGGGGCTTTTCTTTTCCTTCGTCATATGTTATAGTCTTTGTAAAACATAAGAGAGGATTACTATGAAAACATCATTCAATCTTGTTGAAGAACAAGAGATTGCAAAGAAACGTCTGTTTGATTTTATTCTGAATCAAGGAGAAAATAAACAAATAATTCATTTCATTGCTCCTGCTGGAACAGGCAAAACTTATACACTTCGAGCATTGATGAAGGATTTAAACTTACATGGTAAAAGTGCTGCGGCTGTTTCTTATACGGGAAGAGCTTCTGCTCATCTATCAAAAAGAAGTTGAAATTAGAGAAACTTGTGGTGATGCTATTATTGTTGATGAAAGCTCTATGATTCCTAGAGAGATTCATGAAGAATTCGTTAAAACGGGGCTTCCTATCATTTATACAGGTGATGACCAACAATTACCTTCTGTCAGTAAAGATTCGTTTTGTGTTTTTGATGATTATACAAAGGAACGGGTGTCATTAACAATAAATCATAGAACGGATGCGTCTTTGAAAGGTATTGTCTCTTTATCACAACATCTTCGTGAACAGAATTCAATTCCTCGTAAAAAAGGAGAAGGGTTGACACTCATGCCAAAAGCCAAAGCATTAACCAAAGGATTCTATGATGAAAATTTTTTTGATGTTGTCATTGTTGGCATGAACAAAACTCGAAAGATGTTGAATGAGAGAATTCGAACCTCGATGGGGTTGGATTCACAAGAAGCAATGTTGGGGGATCGTGTTGTTTGTTTGAGAAATACTATCATTGGAGGAGAAAAGATTTATAACGGAGAATTGTTTGAGGTTGTAAGTCTATTTGAAAATTACGATTACAATCAGTATACACTCAGATCTCTCGATTTTGATCAGAAAATTGTTAACGTAAGGATTAGTGACTCAACATGGCAAACAGAACAAATCAATAAAGGACACAGACACCTCAAAACAGTTCCTTTTGCTTTTGGATATGCCATGTCCTGTCATAAATGTCAGGGTTCTAGTTTTGATAGTGTTCTATTTCTTGATGAGAACGTTAGCTTTTTTCTTGATCAAAAGAAGTTCAGATACACTGCGGTAACTCGTGCTGCACAAGATTTAACAGTTGCTATATAATGGAGAATTTTATGAAACCAACGTTGAAAGACGATAGAATGAAACTTGAAGTCTTGAGACTCCATAACGAAGGATTTGCAAGTCGAGCAATCTCTGCTATGACAGGATTAAGCAAGTCTTCTATTAACTATTTTCTTGGAAAAGTAACCCATTCAGAGTTTTGGGAAGATTTTGAAAACAAACCTATCGTTTCAGGAGAACTTGAATCTCCTGAGAAAACTCGTAAACGGTTAAACCATGATCGATATGTCATTACATCTGCACAAAACAATTCATATGTGTTTCGAAAAGCATTCGAGTCTCTTTCTAGATATTGTAGCTATAATGATGCTCAATTGATTATAGGAACCTATACATACAACAAGAATGGATTTCAGAATCTAAACAAATCTTCGAATGATATATGGTTCGATCCATACATTGAACCTCATATTCTGAATGAAGCCTGTGAACTTGCTGATGGATTGATTTACAACGGTGAATTGAACATTCTTCCAACCGCAGTGAATCCTCTTTCTGGTTTGCAAGGATATAATAAAGGATGGTCGGGCATTGTTCCTCATGCGAAGCTCAGAATGGAATCTATTCCACGACATAAATTTTCTGAACCTACTTTTCTCTACACAACAGGAACCATTACACAACGGAATTATATTCAACAGAAAGCAGGACAAAAAGCAAGTTTCCATCATGTATATAGTGCGTTGGTCGTAGAAATTGACGATGACGGTGATTGGTTTATTCGACAGTTGGTGTTTGATAAGAATGGCGGTTTCTATGATTTGGATGTTTATTATTCTGCTGATGAAGCGCCATTACATAGCCAAAGAGTAGAAGCAATTACTTATGGTGATCTTCATGCAGAACAAGCAGATCTAGATGCTTGTGCTGCATCTTTTATCAATCCTATGAGTTCTATGCTTGCAATGCTGAAACCAAAATATCAATTTGTTCATGATACAATTGATTTCAATGCAAGAAATCATCATAATATTGATAATCCATATCATAGATTCAGAGTGTGGAAAGATGGAAAAGATACAGTAGAGTATTCAATCGATAAAGCAGCACAAGCATTGACCACAATGGTCGATAATTCTGATTCTGACTGTCGAGTTGTTGTTGTAGAATCGAATCATGACCAAGCGTTAGGAAGATGGCTGAAAGACACGGATTATAGAAAAGATCCTCCGAATGCGGTATACTACCTATTTCTTCAATATAACAAATATCGAGCAATGGACGAGGATCGACCGTTTCATCTGTTTGAATTTGCTGTTAGAAACAAACTAGAAGACGCTGAGAACGATAAAATCATATTCCTGAAGGAAGATGAGTCTTTTGAGATTTGTGGTCCTGAAGGGATTGAGAATGGCTATCATGGACACAGAGGTATTAATGGAGCAAGAGGAAGCACCCAACAATTCAGAAAATTGAATACTCGAATGAATAAAGGCCATTCTCATACTGCTGAAATAGTCGATGGTGTTTACAGTGCTGGAACATTAAGCAATTTAGATCTTGGTTATAATGTTGGTGGGACCACATGGTCTGCTAGTAACATTGTCACTTATCCTAATGGCAAGAGAACAATCATAACAATCAAAAACGGTAAATGGGGGGCAGGAACATGAAAAGGAGAAACTTGTAATGATTAAATTTAAACGAATTGGAAACCACAATCTATCAATCCCGACCAAAGCTTATGAAGATGGAGCCGCATTTGATATGTGTGCCGCCATTTCTGCAACTATCTATCCCGATAAAAGCTTAAAAGTTCCTCTTGGATTTGCTGCTGATCTTGATGGACATGCAGGAATGTTGTTGCCACGGTCAGGATTAGGATCAAAAGGATTGGTGCTTGGAAATCTTGTAGGTCTTATAGATCCTGATTATGTTGGAGAACTCACTGCTGTATTATGGAATCGAAATCCTGATGGTTATCCATTTGATATCAAAGTTGGCGATAAGGTTTGTCAATTGTTTATTATCTCTTTTCCTAGAACACATGCAATAGAAGTGGATGAACTTAGCGAAACCGTTCGTGGAGAAAAGGGTTTCGGAAGCTCATTGTAAAGAATGAATAAATACTCCTAAACACTTAGGAGTTATAAGACTATGAATGCATTCGAAAAAGCATTGGAAGAGTCATACGATGAAATCGAGGAGACTGAAGAATATCTTCTCGATTTCATTCTTGATTCTATTGATCATGATCTGTCGGAAGAATCTTTAAAACAATTGAAAGAAGATCTTGAATTTTCTGATGAAGAGTTTCAAGAACTTGAAGAAAAGATTGTTAAACATGTTAACGCCCGAGGACAGATTACCAAAAGAAAAGATCGAGCAACTCGATCACGCCGCGCCACGCGGACTACAAAGATGTCCAGAAATGCATTGAAACGCAGAGCGAGAAAAGCGACTCGTGCAAAGAAAAGGAATCCGGGTGTTCAACGAAGAGCATTGAAGAAGCGGAGAAAAGCAGTCAGACGCCGCAGAATGATGGGTCTGAAGACTTGACATCCTTCTAGAAATTTGTTATTCTACTTCCATTCTCATTAAAAAAACATAGATCTGCTGTGTTGTGTCTGTGTTGTGTCTGTGTGTGTTTTGTGTGTGTTTTGTGTTAACACTGGCTAGAAACACACACCTTAACACACACAAATAAAAACACACAAGTCCTTGATTTTCCTTAGAAATTTGACAAATTTCACAAAGTATGCTATGCTTGCAGCTTCGCTGCAAACGCGGTTTTTGTGTGTGTTATTACACATTATCTATTAACACACACACGAGGCCATGCGGTGAAGTTCCATTCTAAACTCAAACTCAAACATGAGGAAAGTGAAAAATGAAATTCGCTCAACTGGAAAAGCTGGCTGACGTTATCGTTACTTCTGATCTCAATACCATCCGCAATGCGAC